AATTACACTGCTGGTTTTCTTACAACAACAGGTGGAACAACACCTTTATATTTTGTTAATGGTAATACAACAAATGCTTATGCAACTCAAGCCGAGGCAACTGCAGCAGACACAGCAAGTGCTGGCACAAACTCAGTCAATTATATAGGAACACTTGTACCTAATTGGCTTAGAGATCAAAACGAGAGGATTGTATTATTTGGTGCTCTTGCAGAAGTGTTTGCATTTACACAAGAAGACGACCAAGCACAAAAATATATGCAAATGTTTTTAAGTGAAATAAATGAATTAAATGATGAAGACGGAAAGAGGAATGCGTCAGGTGGTAATCTCCAAATAAACTTTAATGGAAGAGGGTTAATATAATGACAACTGCAGCAAGCCCTGGACAAATTACAGGTTCAACCGATACGACTTCAAATGGTGGTTTCTTTGGCGACTCTACAATAAATGGAATTTCAAACTTAATAGCAGATGATGTTGTTGCAGCTCAAACTGCTGCGACTAATGCAGCGGCTAGTGCAGCTTCAGCAGCAACTAGTTATGATAACTTTGATGATAGATATCTAGGACAAAAAGCAAGTGATCCGATAGAAGATAACGATGGCGATGCCTTATTAACTGGAGCATTATATTTCGATACAACGAATAATGTAATGAAGGTATACAGCGGTTCTGCATGGCAAAGAACAACTCCAACTACTTCTGATCAAACAAATATAAATACATTATCACAAGCAGCAGTAATAACCGATATGTCTTTACTGGCTAATGCTGATGTTATAACTGATATGAGCATATTAGGTACAGCTGATGTTGTAGCCGACTTAAATACGCTAGGAACAGCTGATGTTGTCAATGACATGAATGTTCTTGGAACTGCAAGTAATGTCACCAATATGGATACTCTTGCAGGTATTAGTGGAGACATCACCACTGTATCTGGTATAAATACTAATGTGACAACAGTAGCTGGTATATCCTCAGATGTAACAGCAGTAGCAAGCGATGCTACCGATATAGGAATTGTTTCTACCAATATAGCCAATGTAAATACAGTTGCAGGCATAGACAGTAATGTGACAACTGTAGCTGGAATATCTTCGGATGTGACTGCAGTAGCAAATGATGCCACAGACATAGGTATTGTTTCAACAAATATAAGCAGTGTTAATACAGTCGCAACCAATATAGCAGATGTTATAACAGTCGCAGGTGATCTTACAGAAGCAATCTCTGAGATTGAAACAGCTGCAAATGATTTAAATGAAGCAACCTCTGAAATAGATACAGTTGCAAACAGTATAGCTAACGTTGATGCAGTAGGTACAAACATAGCCAATGTAAATACTGTAGCTGGTATAAGTGGCAATGTGACAACCGTTGCAGGGATATCTTCGGATGTGACAACAGTCTCTTCTAATAATGCAAATGTGACTACAGTGGCAGGAATAAGCAGTGATGTGACAACTGTAGCTGGCATTAGTAGTAATGTGACTAGCGTAGCTAATAATGAAAGTAATATTAACTCAGCAGTCAGTAATGCAAGTAACATAAACACAGTGGCTGGAAGTATATCTAATGTTAATACAGTAGCAACTAATATAAATAGTGTTAATAACTTTGCTGATCAATATCGAGTAGCTTCAAGTGCCCCTACAACTTCATTAGATGTAGGTGACTTATACTTTGATACAACTTCAGATGAACTTAAAGTTTATAAAGCAACAGGTTGGGCTAATCCAGTTAGTGATTTAGATGCGTCTAATCTATCAAGCGGTACAATACCTGATGCTAGATTTCCTTCTACACTACCTACATTAAACGGATCAGCTTTAACAAATTTAAATGCAGATGAATTATCAAGTGGAACTGTTCCTAATGCAAGGTTAAGCGGATCTTATACTTCATTAACAGGTACTGGGGCATTAAATAGTGGATCAATAACAAGCGGATTTGGAGAAATAAATAACGGATCTAGTAATATAACAACTACTGGAACTGGTTCATTCGGTGCTGTTAATGTTAACGGGGCAACTTTAAACTCAATTATACAAGAAGAAGCAACAGCATTAGCTATAGCACTAGGATAGGGAGAAATAAATGGCAAATACATTTAAAGTAATAACAAGAGATGTTGCACCTGCCAGTGCAGGAACTCCTGAAACTTTATACACAGTTCAATCAGGTAGCACTGTTATTATACTAGGATTAACATTAGCTAATGTTCATACTTCGCAAGTAACAGGTACAGTACAATTAGTAAGTACAACAACACAAACGTCACAAACAACAAACACTACAGCACATATTATAAAGAATATACCTATACCTGCAGGATCTTCAGTTGAGATTATGTCAGGTAATAAAATAGTTTTAAATGTAGGTGATATAATAAAGATAGATTGTTCTGTTGCGGATAAGCTTTCAGTAACTATGAGTTATATGGAGATCACATAATATGGCATACATAGGAAAAAAACCTGCTGATATAATTGCAACTTCCGTTGACACAACCACAGGTACGTTTAGTGGTGACCTGACAGTAGACACAACCACACTTTATGTAGACTCAGCTAATAACAGGGTTGGTGTGGGTACTGTGAGTCCTGCAAAACCACTTCATATTTTTAATTCTGGAACTTCATATGTGCAAATTTCTGGAAACTCAAGAGATTTGTTTTTAGGTCAAGATGCTATAGGAGGTGCTGTCTTTTCTACTGGTGCAGTACCTTTGTATTTTTCAACAGATTCCACAGAACGCATGAGAATAGACAGCAGTGGCAACTTGTTGGTGGGTACTACTAGCTCAAGTGGTTCTGGTGATGGTATTGTTCTTGGTGCAAACGACCAAGTTATTGCTACAAGAAATGGTGCTGCACCTCTATGGTTGAATCGCAGAAGCAATGATGGTGATATTGTTTTATTTAACAGAGACGGCGTTACTGTGGGAAGTATTGGGGCTCGTTCAAATTCAATATATATTGGTCTTGGAGACACTGGTATAAGTTTTACAAGTAACGATGATGCCGTTTACCCAGTTAGCCCAAGCGGTTTGGTTGCTCGTGATGCAGCTATTGATTTAGGCGTTGATACAGTACGCTTCAAAGACCTCTACCTATCAGGCACAGCTACTATGGGTGGGTTGACTGTTGATGCTACTAGCAATGATGTAATTATTACAGGTCCTGCTCAAACAGGTGTTGCTTCTTCTGTTGTAGAGTTAAAAACTGGTGGAACAGTAGGAAATCGTTCTGGTTATGCCATAACAAATTCAAACGGAGGTAGTTTGATTGGCATGACTGGTGAGGTTGTTGGGACAGGAGCTTACCCAAGTAATACAGGAAAGGGCTACTTGTGGAATTCTGATTCAGGTATTGTTTATCGTTCACTTGGTTTTGAAAAGAACTTGCTTCAGTTTTATATTGCTGGTTCAGAAAAAATGCGTATAGACAACAGTGGTAACTTGTTGGTGGGTAAGACTGTTGCTGATAACACAACAACAGGTGTAAGAATACAAACAGACGGATTTGCTTCTTTTGCAAGAGATAGTAATTTTCCTTTGTTATTAAATAGAAAAACATCTGATGGAACAATTCTTGACCTACGCAAAGACGGCACTACTGTGGGAAGTGTTGGTGTGGCTAGTGGAGCTGCTTATTTTGCTGGAAATACTCGTGGTATTCGTATTGTAAACCAAGTGTTGCATCCAACTGGTACTACAGGTGTTGTCTCTGATGCTGATGTGGACTTGGGTTATACTACTGGTCGCTTTAAAAACCTCTACCTATCAGGTGGTGTATTGTTAGGTGGCACGGTTGCAGCTAATCTTTTGGATGACTATGAAGAGGGAACTTTTACTGCACAGTTAAGTACTGACACGACATATTTTGGAGATGGGGCACAACTTGGCGTATATACTAAAATTGGGAATATCTGCTTTTTTGAAATAAAATATCAAAGAACAGGTACAGTAAATACTGGTGTTAATGCAAGATTTGGATTGCCTTTTACGTCAGCTAACAACTCTGTTCAAGCAACTGGCTCTAGAGGTAGTGTTGAAAATATTGATACAGCAATGGTAGGGATAGGTGGAACTGTTGCTTCAAATAGTGCAATATTATACTTAAATGAAATGAACACAGCAACAACTGGTTTTAACGTAAATGGTAATGATTTAGGTACAAACTTCCAAATTCAAATACAAGGTTTTTATAAGACGGCATAGGAGTAAATTATGGCATTAACAGAAGAAAGAATACAAGATAAAATAGAGATAGTCGGTGACTACAAAATAATTCAAGTGAGGACAGCAGTGGTCATCAAGAGAGATGGCACAGAGATAAGTCGTAGCTTTCATAGGCATTCAGTAGCACCTGATATAAGTGCAGATGATTTAGCTGAAGAGAGTACAGAAGTACAAGCAATATGTAATGCAGTACATACAGAAGCAATTAAGACAGCATATGCGACACATTTAGCAAATCAAGAGGTATAAACAATGCCATATATAGGAGTATCTCCTTCCAACGGAGTTAGACAAAAACATACTTATACTGCCACAGCATCACAAACAACATTCAGTGGTGCAGGGTCAGAAGGTATTTCATTAAGCTATAAAGACAGCAACTACGTTGATGTGTACAGAAACGGTGTTAAGCTAGGTGATGCAGATTACACTGCCACTAGTGGTACATCTATTGTATTAGGAGAAGGTGCTGCTGTTAGTGATATAGTAGAGATTGTAACATATGATGTATTCTCTGTAGCTGATACAGTAAGCAAGGCAGATGGTGGTACGTTTGATGGTAACGTTACTATGGCAGGTACACTTGCAGTTACAGGTGCAACAACATTATCAAATAACCTGTCAGTAGATGGTGGTACTATTAAGTTGGATGGTAATTATCCAGTTGGTACAGGGAATGTTGCTTTGGGTGATGCTGCTATGAATGGTTCTATTAGTGGAACTTACAACACGGCTCTTGGCGATTTCAGTATGCAGCCGATGACATCAGGTGCATCTAACACAGGTGTTGGTGCTTCTGCACTACGTTTTGTAACTACTGGTTCTTTCAATACAGCAGTAGGGCATCAGTCACTTAAATCAAACACCACAGCGTCTGAAAACACAGCATTGGGGTATCAAGCACTAACTACAAACACAACAGGCACTCGTAATGTAGGGGTTGGATATCAGGCACTAGAGTCAAACACAACTGCTAGTTATAACACTGCTGTTGGTCGCCGAAGCCTATTTAATAATACAACAGGAGAAAGCAACACTGCCATTGGCGATGCATCACTAGAGGACAATAGCACAGGTGCAAATAATGTAGGATTAGGTTTTGGTTCACTTCGTAGCAACACCACAGCAGATAACAATACAGCAGTTGGATATAATGCAGGAAATGCAAACACTGCAACTGCTGGTACGTTTCTTGGAGGATATGCAGGTCAAGTAAACACAACTGGAAGTAATAATACATTTGTTGGTTTAAGTTCAGGGTTTTCAAATACAACAGGTGGCTTTAATGTTTCTTTAGGGTCACAATCATTACGTTCAAACACCACAGCTTCTAACAATACAGTTGTTGGCTATCAAGCAGGATATAGTAATACTACTGGTACAAGGAATACTGCACTTGGACACGGCAGTCTTTATACAAATATAACAGGTAATTACAACGTAGCATTAGGCGATTTTGCTTTAAGAGCAATTAACGCAAGTAACAACGTAGCAGTCGGCTCGTATACTATGTACCAAACATCTACTGGAACAAATAACACAGCAGTAGGTAGCCCTGCACTTACTGCAAATACAACAGGCTCAAATAATACTGCTGTAGGTCGTGATGCTTTAGCAGCTAACACCACAGCAAATAGTAACACTGCTGTAGGCTATCAAGCAGCGTATAATAATACTACAGGTACTTTGACTGCTATTGGTAGATATGCTTCTAGACAGCAATCAACAGGCACAGCCAATACAACTGTTGGTCTTAGTGCAGGGTATTCAACTACAACAGGAGCAAATAATACAGCAGTTGGTCACGAAGCATTGGCTTCAAATACTACAGCATCTAACAATACAGTAGTGGGCTATCAAGCACTTTCTTCCAACACCACAGCATCTTTTAACACAGCAGTTGGGTATAAAGCAGGGTACGCCAACACTACTGGTCTTGGAATTACAGCAGTTGGTTCAGACGTTTTATCTGCCAATACAACAGGTAATGGAAATGTTGGCGTTGGAGGAACGTGGACAGGAAATACTGAGGGAGCTTTAAGATATAATACAACTGGTATTTTTAACACTGCTATGGGTGTTGGTGCTTTGTCTTACAACACTACAGGTCCTCGCAATACAGCACTTGGGTTTAAAGCACTATACTCAAATACAGATGGCGAAAATAATTTGGCTATAGGTTATCAAGCACTTGATGTTAATATATCAGGTGATAACAACATAGCCATAGGAACTGAAGCACTTGGAGCAAATACTGCATCAGACAATACTGCTGTAGGTTCTGGTATTACTGCTCTTACAGGTGGCTCTATGTCAGCTAACACTACAGGGATACGCAATGCTGCTTTTGGTGGTGGTGCTTTACCTGCAAACACAACAGGAAGTAATAATACGGCACTTGGTGTACTTGCTCTTCGTAGCAACACCACAGCATCTGCCAACACAGCAGTTGGATATGAGGCATTAAATGCAAACACTACAGCACCCAACAACACAGCAGTAGGGTTTCAAGCAAGTTACAGCAGAAATAACACTACAGGTAATTCATTAGCATTAGGCTATAGAGCCTTATACACTGCTACAGACTCAAATAACGTCACAGCAGTTGGATATCAATCCTTATATAATACTACAGCTAATAGGAATACAGGATTAGGCACAAATGCAGGTTACAGAATTACAACTGGTCTTTCTAATACTGCATTAGGTTCTAGTGCTATAGGAGGTGCTACTAATGCTGTTAGTGGCAGTAACAATATTGGCATAGGGTCTTGGGTAGATGGTGTTATAGAAGGACCGTTGGCACTTCTTTCATCTGGTTATAGAAACATAGCTATAGGAAATGGTTCTCAAAGGTCATTAACTACAGGTTATCAAAATGTAACAATAGGCTATGGTACTTTAAAGTCAAGTACTGCTGGTCATACAAATGTAGCAGTAGGAGATGAGGCTTTGGCTGCGAACTCATCAGGTGCTGGTAATACCTGCATTGGTATGAGAGCAGGGGATACAATAACTACTGGCACTCAAAATGTCATGGTAGGCAAGTTGATGGATGGTGGACAAACTGGCAGTAATAATATTGGAGTTGGTTATGCTTGTGCACATGCTGATACTGGTAGTAATAATATAATGATAGGTTATGCTTGTGCTCCATCAAGCTCATCAGTATCAAATGAAGGAATACTTTCAACATCAAACGTAGCAGGTAAAGGTGCAAATACCTTTTTTATTACACCTAATGGTGGGGGTGTTTATCAAGGCAATAACTCATCAACTTGGTCTACTACTTCTGATGAAAGAATAAAAAAGAATATCGTAGACAACAACACAGGTCTTGATGCTATTAATCAAATTCAAGTAAGAAACTTTGAGTATCGTACAGAAGATGAAATTACTGATTTTGATAATCCTGCTTCAGCAGTTGTTAATAAACAAGGTCTTCAGTTAGGTGTTATAGCACAAGAAATACAAACTGTATTACCAGATATGGTTAAAGAAGAAAGTACAGGAGTTTTGACTGTTACTCCAGATAATATGACTTGGTACTTAGTAAATGCAGTTAAGGAATTATCTGCACAAATAACAAATCTACAATCTGAAATAGCAACTTTAAAAGGAGAATAAAATGTCAGATGAAATAATACAACCAACAGCAGAAGAAATAGCACAACATTACACAGCTATGGGTCACTCAGTAGACCTTATCAATGCTATTATCGGTGGAACAGCAATGGCAGATGATACAGCTGAAGACAAGCAAGACTGTGTTGATAGGAACGTAGCACACTTAGAGATTATGGTGGCTAAGGACTATTGGACAAGTGAAGATATGACAGCAGTTAACTCTGCAATCACAGCAGGTCAAGGATACACTGCTTAGGAGTAATACATGACAAGAGCAAAAGACATATCCAAGATAGTCACTGATGCAAACCTCAGTGGTACTCTTGATGTAACAGGTACAGTGACAGCAGGTGCAGTGGCTGTAGACAATATAACTATTGATGCAACAGAAATAGATTCAACTAGTGCTTTAACTCTTGACTCAGCAGGAACAATTAGTCTTGATGCAGACAGTGGTAGTATCAATCTTTTAGATGGAGGTGTTACACACGCAGAATTTATAAATTCATCTAATGATTTTATTATTAAATCTTCTCAGAGTGACAAAGATATTATTTTCAAAGGTGTTGATGGTATTTCTCTTATAGAAGCTATGAGAATTGATATGTCAGCAGGTGGCAATGTTGGTATTGGTACTACTGATGTAAGAGGTAAATTGCAAATTGGTAGTGGTAATGGTGGTGGGAATACACCATCCAGTCATGAATTGCTTTTTGGTGCAAATAACAGTGACATTACTTTTTTATCTGACAGTGCTAGTGCAAGTGTTGATGGAACAATAGGTGCGTGGAATACAGTTTACAATTTTCAAAACAGTAAAATAGTATTTGATAAACCGAGTGCAAATACTGGTCAACTTCAATTCTTTACTAATGCAGGTTCTGGAATTACAGAACGTATGCGTATAGACAGCAGTGGCAATGTTGGTATTGGTACTGATAGTCCTAGTTCTTTTAATCAATATGCAGATAATCTTGTAGTAGGTACGACTTCAGGAGAAAATGGAATTACGATTGCTTCTGGAACTGGTAATAGTGGCAGATTTGTATTTTCTGATAATGCTACAGGAGCAGGTTCATTTGTAGGTGCTATAGAGTATTCTCATAGTAGTGATGCTATGATACTTTATACTGCTACTTCAGAACGTATGCGTATAGACAGCAGTGGCAATGTAGGTATTGGTAAAACAGTACCCTTATCTAAGTTAGACGTAACTGGTGGTTTTATTACAGTATCAAAAGATGCAAATTCAGCAGGTAGAATAGGTGCTTCAGAGTATATTACAGGCAGTACAGATAATGATTTAGTTATTCAAGCAACAGGTTCAGGAGTAACTAAGTTTTATCAAGTAGGTGTTAATTCATTAAATATAACATCAGCAGGTAATGTTGGCATTGGAAATTCAAACCCAGAAGACTTTGGCTCTCTTGTTGACAATTTAGTTGTAGGAACAACATCTGGAGAAAATGGTATAACTATTGCCAGTGGTACTGGTAATGGTGGAAGAATACAATTTGCTGATAATACATCTTCTCCATTTAGAGGTGCTTTTGAATATGACCATAGCAGTGATGCTATGATATTTTACACTAATGGCTCAGGACGTATGCGTATAGACAGCAGTGGTCGTATGCTTCTTAACACCACTGCACACACTAATGGAAGATTAAATGTAACAGAAAATTTAAGTACTCGCCCTTGTCTTGGTTTAAGAAGTAATTACTCAGCAAATACTGGTAACTTTGTTTTATTTACTTCGGATAATGGAACAGGTGCAGGAGCAATTAGTCACATTAATGCTTCAACAGTAGCCTATAACACATCATCTGATTACAGATTAAAGCAAAATGTAACATATGATTTTGATGCTACAACAAGATTAAAGCAACTTCAACCTGCAAGATTTAGTTGGAATCACGATGATACAAATACTTTAGTAGATGGTTTCTTAGCACATGAGGTGCAGTCAGTTGTACCTGAAGCAATTACTGGAAATAAAGATGCAGTAGATGCTGATGGCAACCCTGTCTATCAAGGTATAGACCAAAGTAAACTTGTACCTTTACTCGTAAAGACAATACAAGAATTAGAAGCACGAATAACAGCCTTAGAAAATGGAGAATAAAATGGCAGTAACTTGGACAATCGCAAATATGGAAAGAGACTTAGTGCAGGGAGACAACACAGATATTGTGACTATCTTGCACTGGAGAGCATCTGATGAAGACGCAAATGGTAACACAGGGTCAGCTTATGGCACAGTCGGTGTAACACTTGTAGGTACACCAGTACCATACGCAGATATCACAGAGACACAAGCTATTGGATGGGCTAAAGATGCACTTGGGGCAGAGCAAGTCACATCAATAGAAGATGGTATAGCTGCTCAGATAGCTGCGAAAGCTAACCCAACAACAGCAAGTGGAGTAACTTGGTAATATAACAGGAGGACAATATGACCGAAGAAAAAAACATAATAACTATAAACGATAAAGAATACGATATTGCTGATCTAAATCAAAATCAACAGTATTTTATAGCTCAGATAAAAGATCTAGAAGCCAAAGGAAATAACCTTAAGTTTCAATTAGATCAAGTAACAGTGGCAAAAGATTCGTTTACTCAAGCTTTAATAAAGTCTGTTGAAGAGGTAAAAGATGAAACAGAAAATGGAACTAACACCTGAGCTACAGGTTAAAATAGAACTTGAGGCACACGAAAAGGAGTGTGCCTTAAGATACAAACAAGTTGATGATAAGCTTTGTGCATTAGATAAACGTATGTGGAGACTAGAAGCAATGTCTATGGCAAGTACATTTGGTGTAATTGCCCTAGTCGTAGCAATAGTAATGAAGTGATGGAACTCGTCTTTGCACTCATAACATATTTGGGGACAGCAAAGATTGATACAACTTACTTTAGAAACATAGATGATTGTTTTTATTTTGCAACGAGAATAAATAGTAATATAACAATACAGCAAGATACACCGAGGAAATATGTCGCTGTTTGTGAACCAAGTAAAGTAAACAGTAAAACAAAGGTGTACTAATGATAGATCCAGTAACCGTATCACTGGCAGTAGGAGCAGCAAGTAAAGCTTTTTCTGCCATTAAAGCAGGCTTTGCTGCAGGTAGAGACCTAGAGCAGATGGCTGGAGACTTGACAAGATGGATGGGAGCGGTATCAGATGTTGACAATGCAGAGAAACAAGCAAAGAACCCAGGAGTGTTTGATAAGTTATTTGGTAAAGACTCTGTTGAAGCAACTGCCTTGCAAGCTTACGCAGCCAAGAAGAAACTTGAGGAACAAAGGTATGAACTCAAGATGTTTCTAAACATGACACATGGTCCAGGAGCATACGATGAGTTACTGGCTATGGAAGGTCGAATAAGAAAAGAAAGACAAAAACAAGTTTATGCACAACAAAAGTTAAGGCAACAAGTAGCCGATGGCATTGCTATATTTATTCTTATAGCTATTGTTGGTGGCTTTGTAGCAGCATTAGGAGCAATGTGGTTAGGTAAATGAGTGTATATGAGGACGGTGACTATAGACTAGAGCTTGATAAGAAAGGTAAAGTATACTATAAAGATATGTTAGCCTTTGTAGGTGATACGCATATTGCTATGTCAATGTTCTTGAGAAAGAGTACTAATATCGATATTAATTTAAAACTAAAAAAGAGGATAGGTAAGGGAGCATGAAATGGTTAAAGAAAAGTTATTACAAATTAAGTTTATTAAGTATATTCATAATGTTATTAAGTTCATGCGGAATGGTTGTTGCAAAAACAGCCAATGTTCCTGTAAGTTCTAATCACTGCCACTTGGAGCACATATAATGCTTACTGCTTTAATAGGACCAGTCAGTAATCTTCTTGGTAAGTTTATAGAAGATAAAGACATGAAGAATAAACTGGCTCATGAAGTAGCTACTATGGCTGAGACACACGCTCAAGAGTTAGCCAAAGGACAACTGGCAATTAACAGAGAAGAAGCTAAGCATAAGAGCATATTTGTAGCTGGTTGGAGACCGTTCATAGGTTGGACATGTGGTATTGCTTTGGCATGGCATTTTGTGTTAGCACCTGTAACAATGTTTCTTTGTGCTTATCTTGGAGTAACAATACCAGAGCTTCCTACATTTGACATGGGTTCACTTATGACTGTACTCATGGGTATGCTTGGTCTTGGTGGTCTTCGTACATATGAAAAACAAAAGGGATTGACTAAATGACAAATATTATTGAAACAGAATTTGGTACATTAATTAGCCCTTCAAGGGTTGCAAAAGGAAGTGCATCTAGTATTGTAAAGAAAGGTGCTTTTTATGTTTTTTCACTTAGAATAAGTCATGATGATATTAGAGAATATTCTTTTACAGATAGACAAAGAGCAGAAAATATGCGAAAGATATTGATAAGCCATTTAGAATACTCTATAATCAAAAAGGTAATTAACAAATGAGATGTGAAACTTGTGCATTATATGAATGTGATTTAGAAGAATGTAATTGTATTTGCCATAAGGAGACTGATGATTATGAATGGAAAAAAGAAAGTACCTTTGAAGAAGGGAAAGACATCGACAGTTAATTCTTCAGGTAATTATACAAAGCCTGGGCTACGTAAAAGCATCTATACAAGAATACTTGCAGGAAATAAAGGCGGTAAGCCTGGACAGATATCTGCAAGGAAAATGCAGATGGTAGCCAAGGAGTATAAGGCTAAAGGAGGAGGATACAAGTCGTAATGGCATTAACTAAACAACAAAAAAGTCTAAAGAAATGGACAAAACAAAAATGGAGAACTAAAAGTGGGAAGAATTCTATCCAAGGTAAGAACGCTACTGGCGAGCGTTATATGCCAGCTTCAGCTGTTAAGTCTCTCACAGCAACTGAACACGCTGCAACCACTAGGGCAAAAAGATCGGCTATTAAAAAAGGTAAACAGTTTGCAGCAAACACTCCTGCAGCTAAAAAGAAAATAACTAAAGCGAGGAAGGCATGAGTAAACTTATAGAGACACTAAGAAGACATGAAGGCGTAAAGAACACACTCTACAAATGTACCTCGGATAAATGGACAATAGGTGTAGGAAGAAATCTAGAAGATGTAGGATTGTCTGAAGAAGAAATCGATATGTTACTACTCAATGACATAAAAAGAACAAAAGAACTTATGGATGATTACATACCTTGGTATAATGACCTAGACGAAGTAAGACAAGAAGCTCTTATTAACTTTGTATTTAATGTAGGCATAGGAACTACTATGAAGTTTAAAAAGGCTATGGCTGCATTAGAAGCTCATGATTATGATACTGCGGCTATTGAAATGCTAGACTCAAATTGGGCTAAGCAAGTAGGTAGTAGAGCAGAAGAAGTTACTCAAATGATAAAGACTGGAGAGTATCAAGACTAGCATATAAAACGCCCTTTAAGGGGCAGTCCGTCATTAACAATAGAGGTAAGAATATGCTAAGAAATAGAAACTACGAAGGTCCAACTATGACCATCGCTCAAGAAATAGATGAAATGAAATACAGACAGAAGGGAGAGACCTTCGATGATAAGATAAAGAGGATAGCAAGAACACTTTCAGATGGAGACGAACATAGATTCGTACTAGAAGATATATTAGGAGAAATGAGATTCTTACCTGCTGGTCGAGTACAATCAGCCATAGGCTCTGATCGTATTACTACTGCTTATAATTGTTTTGTATCAGGCGATATAGACGATAGCATGGAATCTATCATGCAGAGAGCAAGTGAAGCTGCTGAGACCATGAGAAAGGGAGGAGGCATTGGATACGATTTTAGTAAGCTCAGACCTAGGGGCGATCATATTAAGTCTCTCGATTCAAAGTCTAGTGGTCCTATTTCTTTTATGCAAGTGTTTGATGCAGTGTGTCAAACGATTGCTAGTTCTGGTCACAGGAGAGGAGCACAAATGGGTGTGCTTAGGATTGACCATCCTGATATACTTGACTTTGTACGAGCTAAACGTAATAATGATAAGCTTACAGGGTTTAACATATCAGTCGGGATTACAGATGCATTTATGGAAGCTCTGGACAGTGGGTCTGACTACGACCTTTACTTTAATGGTGAGCATCGTGGCACTCTTTCAGCCCAAATGGTATGGGATGAGATAATGTCTTCGACTTGGGATTGGGCAGAGCCTGGAGTTCTCTTTATTGATCGTATTAAAGAGATGAATAACTTATGGTATTGTGAAGAGATCTATGCAACTAATCCTTGTGGTGAACAACCACTACCAGCCTATGGTGCTTGTTTATTAGGATCATTTAACCTGACTAAATATCTTGAGAAAGATAGTAGTGGTTATGTTTTTAACTTTGATCAATTTAAAAAAGATATACCTGAAGTTGTGAGAGCCATGGATAATGTCGTTGATAGAACTATCTATCCATTAAAAGCACAAGAAGATGAAGCAAAGAATAAAAGACGTATGGGATTAGGTGTTACTGGTATGGCAAATGCTGGTGAAATGCTTGGTTATCCATATGCATCAAAAGAATTTATGACATGGGCAGAGAAAATCTTTGCATGTCTAAGAGATAACTGCTATAAAGCCTCTGCTTTATTAGCAAAAGATAAAGGATCTTTTCCATTGTTTAGAAAAGATTATCTTAAAAGTAATTATATTAGGTCGTTACCAGCTTCTGTACAGAGTCTTATAAGAGAACACGGAATACGTAATAGCCATCTTACATCAATCGCACCTACAGGTACTATTAGTATTATAGGTGATAACGTTAGTGGAGGAATTGAACCTGTCTTTAGTCATAAGTATGATAGAACTATACAAACTTTTGATGGTCCGATTGTCGAGACCGTAAAAGATTACGCTTACTCTCATGGAGTAGAAGGTCGTACTGCAGATAGTATTAGTGTTAATGATCATCTTAAAGTGTTATTATTAGCTCAACACTATATTGACAGTGCCTGTTCAAAAACCTGTAACGTAAGTGGTGATGTGGACTATGATTCATTTAAACAAGTATATGTTAATGCATGGAAAGGTGGGGCGAAAGGGTGTACTACGTTCCGTATTAATGGAAAACGATTCGGAATCTTCAACGAGACCGTGGAAGAAAAAGAGAAGGTATCTAGCGAAGTTGAGGAAGTGGCTCAAGAAGAAGACAAGGTTGAAGCTTGCTTTATCGACCCAACAACTGGCATTAGAGAGTGTGCTTAGAAAAGAACAAAGGGAGAAGTAAATGGCAAGTCAAATCATACCAATAAATGATATCGCATCGGCAGGTGTTGTCAAAGATATGCCTGCTGCTTCTCTTGCACAAAACATTTTTACAGATTGTCTTAATGTTAGATTCAGAGATGGTGCAGTTCGAAAGATGGAAGGTGAAGAAGCAATCACTACTCCTTTTTCTGATAATATTATATACGTAGCATTTTGGGATAACCCAAACTTAGGAGCAGGTACAGGTTACTACATTGTCGTAACTAATAATGGTTCTACTGATACTATTTTTGCAATTAAAAATGATGGTGTACAAACAACTAAGACATTAAAAACAAGTATTCCCCAAGGAGGAACTTGGCAACATACTTTATTTAATGGTGGATTCACCTTTATTATTAATAATGGAGTTGAAAAACCTTTATACATTCAAGATACTCCTGGAAATACAAATATATCTAATCTTAATATGTATAATCTTCCAGGATGGGATTCGTATTATGCTAATGAAGAAATAACTTCTACAGTATGGGATTCTGCTAATCAAACATTAGATTTCAACTTAGGACAACTCATTGATTTTACTAAGAAAGAAGCAACAATAACTATTATCAATAGTGAAACTAACACCATAAGAAACTTTGCTAAGTTCACTGCATTAGGAAGTAACTCAACAGATTCAAGTGGATCTAATCAAAATACTTTTACTTGCTCTAATGATGCAGATACTAATACAACTATAATTACTCCAAGTTCAGCAATGATTGTTAACGGAGATACAGTTGTTGTTAAAGCAAATACAACCAACATCGTTAGAGTCAGATGCGGAGTTATTAGAGCTTATAAAAATCTATTAGTGGCTGGGAATCTTACAGAATATGATAGCACAAATACAACAATAGTTAGACGTTTAGCAGGTGTCGTAAGGACTTCAGATGTTGCAGCTCCAGGCTCTATACCAGCTAATTGGAATCCATTTGCTGCAGGTGTTAATACTGCTGATGAGTTTACTCTCTCTTCAACAGGAACTGTACAAGATATGGCTGAACTACAAGGTCGTATGTATATCTATACTAATAACTCTATACATTCACTTGAACAAACAGGTAGTTCGTCTATTCCATTTTCTGTATCAACAGTTACAGATAGTTATGGTGCTCAAACATTAGAGGCAGTACAAGAGTATGATGGTCGTCACTTTGTAGTAGGTAGTAATGATGTGTATGCCTTTGGAGGTCATCCAGGATCAATACAATCAGTAGCCGATGGTCGAGTTAGACGTTATCTTATTGATAATTTAAATAAAGCTTATGAACAAAAACTATTTATACTTAAGTATCAAGCTAAAGATGAGCTATGGATATGTTACCCTAAAGGAAACAGTACAACAGTTAATGAATGTCTTATTTGGAATTATCGTTTAAATAATTGGACTATAAGGAGAATGCAAAGTGCTATTACTTCTGGAGATATAGTTCCTTATCTTAATAATCCTAATGAAAGAGTACCGTTGTTTTCTTACAGTACAGAGTTAATGTATGCGGATAAGACTTATTCATTAGTTGACTCAACAGCATATGAATCTTTTATAGAAAGAAAAAGACTTGGTATGAGTCCTGAATTTGATACTGAAACTCTCTCAGCTATTGCAATGAAAGTCGAAGGAGCTAATGCTACATTAACTATGAACGTTAAAGGAAGTAATTATCCTGGAAGTGACGTTGATCCAACAACAGGAGTTAGTAATAACTTTGTTGTAGCCAGTGATTATAAGATAGGTATTAGAGAGTCTGGAAGATTTTTAAATTATAAGCTAACAGAAACAGCAACTAATGAATGGAATGTTTCAGGACTACAGTATGAGATACTTAAAGGAGGAGTCAGGTAATGAGTATTATTCGCCCACCAATAACAGGAGATAGCCCACAAGACTCATGGGCAAATCAAGTTACCGAAGCAATTAATAAAGGACTACTTGGTCCAAGCATTAATCCTAGTGCAGGAACAGTAATTGGTGTAGGTGGATTTAGTGCAGCAACAGTTTATCTTTATACAAGAACTACTAGTGCTTCTGCACCAGCTACATTAACTCAGGATTTAACTTATAACTATTCTCAAGCAACATTTACAACATCACCTCCGTTTGGCTCTGCTAATTGGGAAACATCACCTCCAAGCATAGTTAATGGTGATTATCTTTGGGTGATAACAGTAAACATTGCTGCAAATGTAGGTCAAGAAATAATAGCAGCATCTAGTTGGTCAACACCTCAAATATTTTCTGTTAATGGAAGTAGTTCTATTGTTATTGAAGCATACTTAAGATCAGCTACTTTACCTTCAACACCTACAGGTGGGTCTTATAGCTTTACTACAAAGGTATTGACACCCCCTAGTGGTGGATGGTCACAAGCGTTTCCTTCAGGCTCTGATCCTGTTTATATTGTTACAACTATAGCAACGGTTGTAGGAACAGATGGTATTGATTCGAGTCTTACTTGGTCTACTCCAGTTAAGATTGTTCAAGACGGAGTAGATGCAACAGAAGTTGAATCAGGATTAGTTTACTACAATCAAGCATCTACAACTAATCCAGGAACACCTAGTGCAACTGATTATAACTTTACAACAGGTGCTTTTACAGGACTCACTACTAATTGGCAAACAACACCTGTTACAGTTAATATAACAAGTACAACAGCTTTATTTTGGTCATCAAGGTTTAGAATAAGTGAAGCTCCAGGAGCAGGTAGTCCTACAATAACATTTGATACGCCTATACCTTCAGTAAACTTTGGAACAAATATACAATCAGATAATTACATAACAGGAAGTAGTGGTTGGCAAATACAAAGAGCCAGTGGCGATGCTGAGTTTAATAACGTAGATATTCGTGGAGGTGCAGTAGCAAGTTCTGTTGTTGTTGGTGGACCTACTATTTATTCAGTTGATCCTACATCATCTACTTCAGGCACTGCTGTTTCTAATGCTACAGGTATGTTTCTTAATTCTGTTCATAATAGAATTGAGGTATGGGATAACGGTAATTTAAGGGTTGCTTTAGGAGGTTTAAACTTTTTACCATAGAGGAGGACTTATGTCGGTTGGATTACAAGTAAGAAATGCGTCTTCACAACCAGTGTTTACGCTAGATGATACTACATTATTACAAGTTGATTTCTTTCCAGTATTAGAAGGGCAATCAGTCACTAAGAGCTTTAGTTTTTTACCTGCAGGAGTTACTATATCGACTGCTATTGTGTTTGTTAATCAGCCACCTTTAGATGAACAATTTGTTTTACCTACTGTGAGTGTATCAGGTACAACGGTAACGGTTACAGGTATTAATTCTTCAGGTTCTACAACAGTATCAGGTACATACACAATACAATCAGGGACAGTTTATGTTTTGGTGTTTGCAAAATGAGTTTTGGTTTATCAATAAAAAATAATAATAATGAATTTCTTATTAGCTCAGACATGAGGAATCTACATCATCACGTTACAGTTACAAATCCTTCTATTTCTGTTGTAACTGCTAATTACGGAGGCATAACTCGTTTTACTTATACATTCACTTTAAACAGTAACTATATACCAGTACCATTCTTTACAACCCCTTTTACAGATAGATATTATGCTATTGAGAAGGTTAGTCAATCAGGAAATACATGGACAGTACAATTAATAACTCAAGGAGCGTACCCTACAATAGTAGATAATGGTGATAATCCATCTCCAGGATCATTAACATCAGTACTTTCTTCTTTACAGTATTCAGGAGCACCAACTCAAATAACAGCTAGTTCAACTCCAGCATCAGGTGCTTACTATGCAGAACTATTTCATGTTGGTTCAACACCGATAAAACAAGGCACAAGCTTTAATGGAGATATTGGAGTAAGAATGATATGGGATGGATCAGTAGTTCCTCTTGTAGGTGCTAACAGTGATGGTCGAGTTTTTGTTACAGCAACTAATGGTGTTTTACCAATTAATTATACAGTAGGAGGTACTGGAGGTATTGTTGATACCGATGGATTTACATATTATCCTTTTGAAAACAATGGAACAGATCAACCCTCTCATATTTATGATAACCCTGCAGGTTACCTTGAAGATTTTAATCAAGCTTCACAAGTATGGACTTCACTTGCTTTTTATAAAATAAAAAGAGAAGGTTATGTATCAACTTCAGGATCAAGCGGAAATCAACCCACAGGATCTTATGGTACTGCTCAAATACCTAAACTAATAGTTTTTGCAGATGCAAGAGCAGTTACAGGTAGTGAGACATTTGGAATGAAAGTATTTAAAGATGATGGCACAGCTGCATTTGATAATAGAAAAAATCCTTTGATAGTTAAGCAAATAACTTCGGTATCTCATCCAACAGATGCAACAAATACTTTTACTGGAAGTGGATTAAGTGCTAGAAATGCCAGTGGACCAGTATCTACTTGGTCAACTCAAGCAACACCTAATCAATATAATACTATCACAGTAAACACTATGCCATCTAATCCAATGTTTTATTATGCAACAGTAACCCAAAGACATCAACAGGTCTCTCGAACAGAAATTGAAACGGAGTGTGATGGTCCAGTAATTAAAGGTAATTGTTTAGGTCCTGAGAGAGATTATTTTTGGCGTTCTACTTATTGGAACTTCTATAGAGGAGGAATCCTTAGACATGATAGTACAACTATACGTGCAGGCTATATAGGTGTAGAGTATGGAGCTTATCATTCAAGAACTACTAGTGGAAGCTTCTTTGGATTTAGTACTGGTGATTCGGCAGGGAGTACTGTAGGTAAATGGGCTTGGGATAGTGCTCAAATAAATGCAGCAGGTACTGGAGTTAATACTTTGCTTATTGGCGATGCAACAAATTATATATGAGGAATAAATGGCATACAGATATACGTTATCAAATGGTACTATAGTAAATAGTTATCAAGATGAAAATAATTTAACTGAGAAGTATAATCAATTAAATTCGTTATACGATTTTATATCATTAAATGAACACACAGCTTTTTCTGAAGAATTTACACATGAGTATTTAAATGAAAAAGTTATAGTAGGTTGTTTACAAAGAGAAAAATATAAGACTTTAGCTAATGATATATTTGCTTCTGCACATAGATTGTTTTGTATAGAGAGTAAAACTAGTTTTGTTTATATTACTGGTGGGTATTGGAATTCAACTCCTAGTTTTTTACCTGAAAAAGCTTTTGTTACTTCTGTTACAGAACATATTGCAGAAGATAATAGACCAACACCAATTAATTATGATAAATATAAAAAATATTTCTTTAAACTTACATCTGATTTAGCTAAAAGTGAATACGATATTACATTAAGTGATAATACTGATGAGTTTATTTGTGCATTAGTAGAAGAAAATAAAATTAAATCAGTAAGAAAAGTTGAACCTGATCCTGATAAAGGAGATGCTATTCTAGAGAATTGGGAAGCATTATACATTTTAAATGCAAAGAAAACTAGAAATAAAGAATATGTAATTGCATTAACTAATTCTGGATATGTTTAAATGATCAAAGTAATTGAGGATAACAATGTATTCGAAGCTATTCAGCTAATGAACAAGTCAACTAAGGATAATAATTACTTTGGATATACTCGCAATGAGTCAATATGGATAAAGTATTTTGTTACACTAGTAGAAAAACAAAAAGAAACACCCCATGCACTTGTTATCGGTGATTATGTAGATAATAAGCTAAGGGGATTTCTTTCTGCTGAATCATTTAGTAACTATTATAATAATGAATATGTGATGGATGTTAAAGATTGTATTGTCGATCATGACTACAATAATGCCTTTACTATTTATCGTTTATTTGATGCCATGATAGCACATACAAAGAAGTATGGTGGGAAGCATTGGCGAGCTGACTCAATCCGTAGTGAGCAAGAAGCTATGGACTATGGTCGTTTCTTAAAACACCGATATAATGCGGCAATTCATGTCTCAGTAAGAGGCGTAATACAGGAGAATAAAGATGAATGATTATGAACCTAATTTAGGTCTATATGATATGAGGAAGGATACTGAGGGATTGCCTAAATCTCTTGCTAACAGAATAAATAATACCATATGTATGAAAGGTGGTGGTGGAGGAACAACCGTAACTAAGTCAGGTATTGATGATGAGTTTAAACCATACCTTGAAAGAGTACTGAAAGATGTGACAGGTAGATATGAAAAGGAAGTTAAGGAAGGACCAGATGCTATTGTAGCAGCTATGACACCTGAACAAAGAGAAGCTCTTGAAAAGCAAAAAGCATTATCAGGAACTCAAGAGGCAGAAGCTCAAGCTATGATTGAAGGCACTGGTGCATATGACACTGAAGCAGCTCGACAAAGAGATCTTCAAAACCTTATGGGTACTGCAGCAGGACAAGCTTCAGTTGGAGGTGGTCTTGGTGGTGCTCGTTTTGAGAAAGCAATGGGTGGTGCTTTAGCAGACAGATCATTACAGCTTCAGGAGATGAGACAAAGACAGAGACAACAGGGTATTACAGGTATGGGTGAAGCTGCATCTACATTAGGAAAGGTAGGTACAGCAAAACAAAAGTATGAACAAGAAAGATTAGATGCCCCTCATACAAGTGCCCAAAGATATTTCGGATATTTATCTGGTGCTCCTACTAAGACTGAGTCAACACAACCAAGTGGAGGTAAGTAATGGAACTTGAATTAGCAAGCCCAAATGAAAAAGAAAAAATGCAGATAAGGCAATATCAAGCACAAGCAGCTCCTCTTGCTCAACAAGAAAAAGGAATGGGTGGTCAGATGATGGATATGGCTAAACAAAGAGCAATGGAAGGTGCATTAGATGCTGGACAAGCTGGCATAACTTCTGCCTTATCTGGATCAGCAGCTCCTGTAGTAGGTAGTGCTATTGAAGGAGGAGCAGTACTTGGACCAATGGCTGGTGGTGCTGGAGCAGGTATGGGTGCAGGAATGGCGGCATTAGGTACAGCAGTTCCTTATGTTGGTGCAGGATTACTTGCTGGTAAAGCTCTAGGATTGTTTAATGAAGGCGGAATGGTTGGACCATTGAGTCTACAGTATCGTGCTGAAGGAACTATGACACCAGAGCAAGCAAGAGCTTTGATGATGAATGAACCAGAGCCTCAAGCTCCTCCAATGATTAATCCAGATCAACTATACAATGAAATAGTCGCTGAGAGTATGACTGAAGCAGCTCAAGGTCAAATACCTCCAACACCAACAATGAGACCACCTTTAATGGTAGACCCTCTTGGTGCTGACACAACATATAGTCCTTATAATATGATGAGACCAGATAACGTACCGAGTACTTAGGAGAATATTATGCACATTAAAAAGTATACAGAAAAAGATAGGTATGGGAATACGTTTTCCTACGAGTTTGATGTGCCTTCTCTTCAAGAAATACCTAAACCAGACCCATCTATTTTTAAGCCAAAGGGAACTGACACAGTACCAGCTATGCTTACTCCTGGAGAGAATGTAGTTAATGCAGAAGCTTCAAGGCTTCCTGGAGTACAACCTATGCTCGATAAACTTAATGACATGGGTCGTGTTATTCAAAAAGAACAGGGTGGTCCAATACCTAGTTATCATGCTGAAGGAAGTAAGATAACTCCTAGAGTATTAGATGCTCTTATGCAAGTAGAATCAGGTGGAGATGTAAATGCAGTATCTCCTGTAGGAGCTAGTGGTCCTTATCAAATAATGGAAACAACAGGTTTAAATCCTGGATTTGGTGTTGCACCTATTTCTTCTGAAGATAGATTCAATCCTGAAAAATCTAGAGCATTTGCAGATGCATATCTTAAAGGAATTGAAAAATATAATCCTGATTTTAGTTTAGATGAAATACTTCAGTCATACCATTCAGGTGTAGGTAATGTTAAGAAAGGTAATCTTGGACCTGAAGGTCAAGCATATGTACCTAAAATAAAAACAGCTATGAATGAAAATGAAGTTCCTATGCCTGAACCTAGACCAGTAGTATTTGATGATACACCTATGGAAAGCGGATTTATGTCGGCTCAAGCTAGCACTGGTGATAAAGAAGTTCCTAAAGAAAAAGGATATATCGATCAAGCAGTAGATTATATTAAAGGAATTCCTGAAGCATTCAATAAAAATCTACAATATAGCGAACAACTTCAAAGAGAAGCAGTGTCACCTGAGAGTTTAAAACAACTTGAAAGAGCAGCTAAATATCCATTAGAAATATTTGGTGTTCCTGTACCTTCAGATGCACCTGGAAAACCTACAGGTACATTATATGATAAGATGTATCCTGTTTTAGATTTTTTAAGCCCAAGTGCCAATGAAGTAAATCAAAGAATAAGTAGTCAGGCTTTAGAAAAGATTCAACCTCAAATTAAAGATGCTAAGAATCAACTTGATTATATGGAAAAGTTAATTAGCAATATAAAGAAAGAAGGAGGTCAACCTAACCCTTCACAAATAGAAAAGTATGAGTCAGCTTCTAAAGAATATAATGAATTATTAAAAGAAGAAAAGAATCTAAAAGGTTTAAATAAAACTCATAAAGAAATGGTTGAAAAAGAAAAGTCTAAAGGAAAAGACTTTATGCTTGATAGTGAAAAAGAGAAACAAAAACAGCTAGATGAAGAGAAAAAGAAAAAAGCAGCTCAAGCTATTTTAGATCAATTAGCTAATGAAGAAGACATTGATCAAACAGTAATGACTAAAGAAGAAGTAGCTGATTATATGGTTAAGAATCCAGGAAAAACTCCTGCTGATAAATTTATAGATAAAGCCAAAGAAGTTGGTGGTGTTGTCTTAGATAAATCCATGGGTTATTTTAAAGATGCTTTTTCAAGTATGTTTGATGGTGAAGAACTTGCAAGGATGGCAATGATATACGCTGGCTCTCGTGCTATGGGTTACGGTCACGGTGCTTCTTTAAATTATAGCATGAAAAATTATGTTAAGCGTGTTGAAGCTAATCAAGAGTATGCTAAAAAAGCAGTGCTTGATAAAGACTTTGCAGATAGGTTTACAGCTGATTCTCTTGCTAAATATGCCAAATCAGCAGATGTAAATGATCTTATCCCTGTAGGTAAATCACTTAGTTTACAAACTGTTTCAGGTAATGTTTATATTCCTGGATATGGTAAAGCGACTACATTTAAAGGTGATGATAAAATAGAATATGTTCAAATAGAAGGTATAAGATATCCTGTATCTAGTATAAAAGGTGTAGAAAAGTTTGATGAAAAAGTTCATGGAGATGCTACGGTAGCTAAACGTTATGATACATTTGGTAAAGATTATGCTGATTATATTAATAAACAAAATAATTATAATCAAGGAGATAAAGGTTATGTTGCATATAAACCAATAGGAACTAAAGCTAATTCCATTTATAGAAAAATACTTAGACAGAATGGAGTTAATATTAATGATGCACCTGAAATGCAAATGGCAGTTGAAAGAGCCATGGGTAAATTTATTCAAGCACAATCGGATTACAAGGCAGGTAAAATAGATATTGAGCCTAATGATTTAGAATCCTTTGTTAATATGGAAGTATTTACACCATTAACAGGTATTAGTCAAGCAATGATTTCAGGAACGTCTCCTGAAAACTTAGCCAAGATTAATAAAATGATTAAGGATGGTATGGAAAATAAAAATACCAGAGCTCCTGCATACGCAGAAGAATATTATAATGATTGGCAAGGTACTCTTGAAGCATATAAGAAAGTTCCTAAAGCGGAAAGAGAAGTCCTGATTAAAGAAGCAGCAGAAAAATCTAAAGATGGAAATAAATGGTCTGCATTTACTTTATGGGTAAGCAGAACCTCTCCTGATAAGATTGAAGAGCTACTAAAACAATAATAAAATCCCTTGGAATTCTTAACACACCCTTATAGGGGAGAATCCCAAGGGATACTTTATTTAAAGGAGGTCTATATGGCTGATATAGAAACAACTGACGGAAAATTTTTTCAGTTAGTAGATGCAGATACTATTTCGGATGGTGATCAGCGTTATCGTATTGAGGGATATAATGCTAAAGAAACTGAAAAGATAATTGAAGATAAGGATAAAGGTTTAATCTTTAAACAAGGTCAAGTTGGTGGTCGTGAGCAGACAGATGCTGTTAGACGTATAGTTCAAGCTGGCGGATTCAATGTTATTGAAGACTTAGGTCGTACAGATTCCTTTGGAAGAAAAAGAATAAGAATTAAAAATGAATTTGGAGATGATTTAACGAATACTCTTTATCAAGCAGGTGTGATTGATATGAATCAATTCACAGATGAAGAAGGTATTCAAGCAATACAGGCAGGTAGATTATCTAAAGAGCTTCGAGGCAAACGTCTTTATGAAGATATTGTTCAAGAAGAAATGAGTGCAGTTAAATCTAAACCAGTGTTATTTAAAGACAGTGCTATAAATGAAAATGAGTATGCTCAATCAGTAAAAGAAGTAGTTGCGGATCAAATGGGTCTTGACTTGACTAATGAAGATGATCATAGAAAAGCTATTAATATAGTACAATCAGGTAAATACGATGCTCGAAGTATTCCTTTTAGCGGTATAGACTTTAGAAAGTCAGATAGAACAGAAGAAGGTGTTGCGTATAATCAAATGACATCTGCTTGGAATACAGGTTGGCAAGGTATGGCTACTGGTTTAGCTGGATTTGCTGAATTAATGGGTGTTCAATTAGGAAGTGATACATTAAAGAAGTACGGTGAAAGCAAAGTCCGATTAGCCAAGGAAGATTTAGCAGAGATGCCTGCATTAAAAGGAGTTGACTACAGAGATGTAGATAGCTTGATGGATGCATGGTATTTTATGTCTAATAATCTCGCTATGTCTGCACCATATTTAGTTACATTAACAGCTGGAAGTTTACTTGCTCCATTTACTGGAGGTTTAAGTGCTGGTATAGCATATGGTTCTCATGGAGCAACATTTGCTGGTCAAGTTTGGAATGATATTAAAGGTCCAAAAGGAAGAGCAGAAGCAACTGGTGCTATCATGGCTGGTACTGCTATGGCTATGCTTGATCGTTTGGGTTTAAAAGCTATTATGAAACCTTCTGATATGTTGACTACAGAAGGAAGAAAAAAGGTTATACAAGCCTTAGCAAACCAAAGAAATATAACTCCTGAAGCTGCTAAAGTATTAATGGCTAAAGAAGGTAAAAAAGTAATTAAAGAAACCATTGAAGGCATGGGTAACTTTGCTTCTGATAATATAAATAATAGTGGAATACTTAGAGATCTTTTAAGACGAGCTGGAGTCGGTGGAGCTGCAGAATCTATAACAGAAGCTTCTCAAGAAGGTATTGGTTATTTATCTTCTATGGGAATGTCTCAAGGAGGTCTTAAGGAGAACTTTAATCCTAATGAATTTACTAATCTTCTAATATCTTCAGCAGTTGCTGGTGGTACATTAGGTTCTGGATTTAGTACTGCTGGAGGCTTAATAGCTGCAGGAGATGCATATGCGACCAAACGAGGATTAGAGACTGGTCGTATCGGAGAGCTAGGTCGTACAGACCGTGTTGCTCAAGAGTTAGGACCACAAGGTGCTATTAGAAATTTAGTTGATGATTTAAATAAAAATACAGTTAATATAAAACCAACTAGTGATTCAAGTGTTACTTCAGATAGAGCACAGTCAGGTAAGATAGAACGAGGAGGTTTTTTAAATAAATTTAAAAACCCTTCTAGGTTTTTTCCTGAGTTATATCGTTCTTCTTCGTTAACCGCATTCTCTGCGGATAAACTAAGACGATCAGAATCAGTAAGAAAACTTGCAGCTCTTGTAGGTACTGTTGCTGGTAAAATGTATTCAGGTAGAGATGTTCAAAGCCAAGAAGCTTATCTAAGATCTAATCTTATTGATACTATTAATCCTAAACGTGTATTTAAAAGATTTGGAATGAGAGATAGTGTAACTAACTCTCAAAAGATTTCAGACATGATTAGAAGATATACTGCAGGCGATACTACTAATATGACTCCTTCAGATATAAATGCTATAGAACAAACTATAGCAGAATTAAAAGCATTTTCTGATCTTGAATATAAAATAAGAAATGATACTTATAAGAGTCAAGGTAAAGATAGAGTAGATTTGGCTAGAGATAAAGACGAATGGTTAAATAGACAGGCTTGGGATTGGCAAAAAGTTAGACAAAATAGAAAAGAGTTCTATGAGTTCATGCGTAAGAATGGAAAGATGACTGAAGCAGAAATAGATGTTTTATATAGTAAGTTATCTAATAATGAAGATGCAACAGACTTTTCTACTGTAGAAGGTATTGAATATGTTCCTGGAAATAATAAAGATGGAATTGATTTATGGTCTAAAAAAGGTTATTCTAAATTTGCTAATACTAATATACTTCAAAATGCTATTAACACAGCAAATCAAACTGCAAAGTACTCAGCCTATACAGAGTATTTTGGAGCTGGAGGTAAGAATATAGATTATCTTTTAAGCAAAATGGAAAATGAAGGATTAACAAAAGAGGAAGTAGATGAAATAGCTTTTCATACTAAAAATATTATTGATGCTGGTACAGGTAACTTTAATCGAATTAAGAATAGAAAGCTTGCAGCATTCCAACAGACCGCAGCCTTCTATGCTGCAATGGTAGGTCTACCTTTGTCGGCTATAAGTTCTTTTCCAGAATTTGCTATGATATTATATCAAGGTAGGGGCGGTAAAGACGTACAAAACGGTATCCTTGCTGGTGTAAAAGAAGTTAAAGAGATATTTAAATCTATAGCTCAAATGAAAATCAATAATAAAATAGGATATCCTCCTCATGCTAATATTGATAAGGAGAGTTTTCAAAGACTAACAAAAAGCGGTTTGTTCAATGATGATGCAGCTATAGCAACTCGACTTGGTCTTGGTGAAACAGATGTAACAAAAGCTTGGTGGCAAAAACAATTCTTTAAATACTCAGGGATTGCTGGAGTTACCCAATTACAAAGGGCAATAGCTGCATCTGCTGTATCTGGATTTGTAGGTGACAGAATAAGAATATTAGCAGCTAAACCTGCTGATGTTGAATTCAATCAAGATCAATTAGAGGTATATAGACAGCTAGCTAACATGGGTTTAGATGTTGAAGGTATGATTGAAGTCTATAATCGTTATAATAATCCAGTAATCTTTGACACATTTTCAGATGCTACTGATTCAATGTCGGATGCTGATTATGAATTCGTAGATCAACAAATGAATATAGGTACTTGGAATTTTGTCAATGACAGAGTTCAAAATCCTCAAGCATTTAATAGACCTTTATTCTTTCAAGATCCTCATTATCAATTATTTGTACAGTTTAATGGCTTTATCTCTACATTTACAGCTAATATTGTACCTAAATTATACAATGATTATTTAAAAAATGGTAGTCCTCGAATGCAATATAATACATTCGCTATGATGGTAACTATGATGGCAATAGCTGGGGGTTCTCAATGGCTTAAAGACTTTATTAAGTTTGGAGGCAGTACACCTTATCTTAGCGATGCACAGCTATTACAAAGAGCATTACAATCTTCTGGTCTATTAGGAACAGGAGAAAGATTACTCCAAGGTGCATTACCATTATATAGGAGTAGGGATGAAAGTATTACAGATAGATTATTTGGAGAAACAGTAGGTGGATCACCTACAGTAAGATCTATTGGAACTGCTATGAAGGCAATAGGTGCTCTTGGTAAAGGAGAAACAGAGAGAGCAGCTAGTCATGCAACAAAATTAATACCTGGAGTTGGTCCTATAACTCCAGTTAGAAATATTATAACTGATTTGGTACATGGGAAATCCCCTGATCCATATCCGTTTTTAGAGAAAGGAGAATAGATATGGGAAAAAGAAGTGGAGGTCTTAATTTCTATGATGCTATGCGGCAGAAGCGTAGTGTTGCAGATGAGACTCAACGAGCCGAAGAAAATATACAACAAGCAGTGACTGGTATTGCTGATAAGCAATTTGAATTAGAAACTCCAACTGATACCTTAAGAGAAGCAGTACCTCAAGCTACACCTGTAGCAGAAGAACCTATAATTCCAGAACGAGGACCAAGTCCTGAGAATTTAGCTCGTGCTGATTTAACTACAGAAACAGACATTCAACCTTCAGCTGCTGCTCTTCAAGAAATAAGACAGATGGAATTACCTAAAGTTTCTCAAGATTTATTTCCTGAAGTACAAGGGAAAACAACTCCTGAAGAGGCAGAGGCTTTATATACTGAACAATTACAAGATGAATCAATTAAAAGAGCTGGTATGGATACTGATACTGC